AGACCTAACAGAAAAATTTAATAACACCACTCAGAACTTTGCTTTAGAAATTTCTAAGCGAGATGATTTAATTTCCGAATATAAAGGAAAGTATAATCAATTACAATCTGAATCGCCAATAATTGGTAATCTTCATAGCAAAATAGAAGAATTAACGAATATTGCAAATGATCGCGCAAATACAATTAGTATTAATAGATCTTCAATTAAAGAACAACAAGCAATTATAGATGAGTTGAATAAACAACTAAATACTGCGAAAGCAGAAATAGAAGTTCTCAAGACACCCCCATCTAAGAAAAAGAAAACACAACCTAAAGACGATATTCTCGATGGTGATGTGTTCTGATTGCGGAGAAATAAATGGCGATAATTAAACCAAAACATGGTACTACTGCACCGTCAACTGGATTGACGCAATATGAACTTGCTGTTGATACAACAAATAAACGAGTTTATATTGGTAATGCTGGTGGTGGTGGTGATTTGATTGGTTCTGCACCTAGCGGATCAAATACACAGGTTCAGTATAATAATAGTGGCAATTTTGGAAGCAGTGCCAATTTTACGTTTGATGGAACAAATTTACAGATAGGTTCTCAGGGAGATCTTCGTTTAGCAGATTCGGATTCTTCTAATTATATTGCTTTTCAGGCTCCCGCAACCGTTAGTAATAATAACATTTACACATTACCATCCGCAGTCGGTTCTGCAAATCAAGTTCTGCAAATCGCATCTGTTGCTGGTAATGATGCTACTTTACAGTGGGCAACCGTGTCTGGTGGTGGTGGAACTCCCGGTGGTTCAGACACTCAGGTTCAATTTAATGATGGTGGTTCTTTTGGTGGAGATTCTGGTTTAACATACAACAAGACAACCGACTCCTTGACCATTACCGGAGATCTTGCAGTTAATGGTGGAGATATAACGACATCTACAACAACTGCTTCTATATTTGATGCAACTGCAACAACAGTAAATGCATTTGGTGCCACTACAACATTAAATTTAGGCTATGATAGCACAGCATCATCTACTACAAATATTAATACTGGAGCAGTTGGTTCAATTCACACCAAAATAATTAACATAGGCACTGGTGGTGGTGCCAGTGGTACCACCGAAATTAATATTGGGCCTACTTTGGGAACTTCTAATCTTAATATATACGGATTAGTGAATCAGGTAGGCTCAACATTTACAATGTACTCAAGTGTATCGTCTTTTGATTCGATTAGTATGGGAAACGCAAAAGGTGGAAGAAAAGGAATAACAGTAACTGCGGAGGATGCGGCGATTGCTCCTGTAAAAATGGCAATTGACAATCAAGACGGTGGAGGGGAAATTGACATTTATGGATTTTCTGCCATCGATTACACCACGGGTTATATTAAATGCGATACACCACAATTTCAAGCCGGAGATATAACAGGACAGAGTAATGGATATTATCTTGAATTAAATGACAACACAGGAATATTTTCACTTGCTGCATATGTCATTGATTTGCTTTCGTCTGGTTCATATATTGAATTTGCAGATGGATCGCAACAAATAACAAAAACACCAGACTACTTGCTTTTTGATATGGGTATAGTATAATACAGACAAAGGAATAAACTATGGCAACAAACGCACAATATACAGCACAACCAATATTAGAAGTCGCACAAGTAACAACAGCAGATACTTCAAGAACTGCACCAACAAATAGTACAGAAATCACAGCAGGCCCAAACACCACTCCGGCAAATGGTGTAGGTAAAAGAATTTTTAGAGTTACAATATGTGCAACGGCCACAACCACTGCGGGTGTAATTCGTTTCTTCTTTTCAACAGATTCGGGTACAACAAAAAGACTTATTTGCGAAAAATTGGTTCCAGCAATCACACCAAGCACATCTGTTGCTGCATTCAGAACAGAAGTTGCAGAATTGGTTGGTTTGATTATTCCGGGTGGAACAGCAAATAAAATTTACGCAACAACAAATAACTCAGAAACATTTAATATTTTAGTTGAATCTGGTACTCTATGAATTATGGATTTTTGGGATTTCCTGGTCAAACAGGAAGCACTTCATTAGATATTAAAGAATTTGAAAGCAGCGGCACATATGAGATTCCCTCATTTGCAAAACGACTGTGGATTTTTATGGTTGGTGCTGGTGCTGGTGGAGGGGGTGGAGGAAGACAAGCCGCAGGAATCAACTCATATGGTGGGGGCGGGGGTGCAGGAGGAGTTGTCAATCAGACATTTTTATATGTCGATGAATTGGCATATACGGTTTCTGCATATGGATATTCAAACAATAAAGCAAATCTTACATTAACTGTTGGTATTGGTGCCGGAGGAACAGGTGGAATAGGTGCAACCACAAATACTGCTTCTGGTGGAGCGGGGACAATTGGAGGCGCCACTTATATAACGCTAGATGGTACTCCCGGTTATATAATGTATGCCATTCATTCTGGATCAAGTGCAGCAGGCCCAGGCGGAACCTCTGCATCACTCGCAGGGGGTGGAGCAACTGCCTTTGTGTATTATGGTATGTCTTCTCCGTCTAATAGTGGTGGTGGTGGTGCTGGTGGCCTTTCCCTTGGCGGCGGCAGTTCTACTATTTCATCATACTTTTCTAGTGGTGGTGCTGGCGGTGGGGGAGTAAGTACGGCAAATGCATCAGGACCTGGTGGTGGAATTATTATAACTACTCAAACCTCAACAGTGCTAGTCAATCCAAATTACATAAGAAATTCAACTTTAGTAGCAGGCGGAGTTGCTGAAAGCGCAACATCTCTTAGTCCACATAATTATACATTGTATTCAAAATACTCGTCCGGTCTTGGTGGTGCGGGGGGTGGAGGTGGAGCCACTGTAACTGCCAATAATGGTCAAAATGGATATCGTGGAGGTGGTGGAGGAGGAGGAGGTAGTGCAAGAAATGGTATAACTACTGGTAACGGTGGTAAAGGTGGAGATGGATATGTTGTTATTGCTGCCTTTGGATAATCAATATGAATAATGGATTTTTTAACTTTCCAAATAGAAACGTAAATAATAAGTACTCCATAACTGAATTTGACAGAAGTGGAACATATATCATTCCAAATTCTGCACAAAGATTGTGGATTATGGCAATTGGTGGCGGTGGAGGTGGTGGTGGAGGAGGTCGTTATGCTGCTGGTACTGCATGTTTTGGCGGTGGAGGCGGCGGTGGTGGCACAATAGTCATACATGATTTTCTTGTTCAAACATTAGGAAACCCCAACACAACAATATTAATTACAATTGGGAGTGGTGGTACGGCTGGCAACGCAGCAGCAAGCAATACAACAGCAGGCTCCGCTGGAGGTGCAGGGGGAAATACAACGCTATCAATATTAGGCTCACCCGGATTTTTTATTGCTGCTTCGGGTGGAAACCCTGGCCAGGGTGGATCTAGTACAACTGGAGCTGGTGCAGCTGGAAAGAATAATTGGATGTTTGGATTTTTTACTGCGGCTGTTGCAACACATGGTGCCGGTGCTTCTAGTTCGAACTCGGCTCAAGCAGGTTCGCAGGTAGTATATTATCTTAATCACACAGGTGGTGCTGCTGGTGGTGGAATAAATAACGGAACACCCGGAACGGGATTTCAAGGTGGTGCAATTACGGGTGGTGGACAGTTTTCTGGAGTGAGAAATCCTTTATATGCCCTATCAAGTAATATTTGTCAGCCCGGACAAATTAATACTGGTTTGCCCGGTGATAGTGCAACTGGTAAAACAATTTTTGGACAGTATAGCCCAGGACTTGGAGGTGCTGGCGGTGGAGCCGGACCAGATACTCTAGCGTCTGGTGCAGGTGCTGGTGGTGCTGGCTATCGTGGAGGCGGTGGTGGTGGTGGAGGGGGTTCAAGAAACGGAGTTGCCGCAGGTGCTGGTGGTACAGGTGGTAATGGTTATGTTATCATTGTTGCTTATTAAAAGGATACTATTATGAATAATGGATTTTTTGGATTTCCTTCTGCTTTAGGTATGAATGTTCTTGCAATACAAGAATTTGATTCTAGTGGCACATATTCTATACCAAAAGAAGCAAAACTAGTAAGTATCCATTTGGTTGGTGGTGGTGGTGGTGGTGGTGCAGGTCGTTGGCGCGCCGCAGGAGACGCCGCAAATACATTTGGTGGTGGGGGTGGAAGCGGTGGTAGTCATGTTCTCCATACTTTTTTAGTAGATGAATTGGGTGGGCCTGGAACTACTTTAGTAATTGTAATAGGTGCTGGCGGTACTCCCGGCACCGCTCCAGTATCTTCTGGGACCAATGGAGGCGCCGGCGGCGCGGGTGGTGTTTCCAGTGTTACTATACTAGGAAATCCCGGATTGTTAATTACAGCACAGGGTGGTGCAAATGGAAATGGGGGAACAGCATCGGCGGGAACGGGTGGTGCTGGTAGAATATCTTTAATTCAGGGCATTAATTTGGGTTCTATAGGTAATGCTGGTGCAGGCAGTTCAACAGCAGGAACAGGCATCACAATACAAGGTTACAATTATAATAATGGTGCTGGTGGTGCAGGACATACTGCCGCGGGTGGTGCTTCTACTTCACACAATGGTGGAAATATTATAACATCGACAGTTGCATCCACAAGTGTGATGAGTTCATATTATAGCAGAGGTGCCACAATTTTAAGTGGTTCGGGTGCTGGAGGTGAATCTGCTTTTGGTTTTACAATAGCGGGGAAATATACGTCAGGAATTGGTGGTGCTGGTGGAAGAAATGGTGCAACCTCAAGTCAAGGTCAATCCGGTGGCAATGGTTATCGCGGCGGCGGCGGTGGTGGTGGGGGGGGATGTTGGAGTACCCATACTGGTTCGGGTGCTGGCGGCCGCGGTGGTGCCGGTTATGTTCTTATAGTTTCATATAATTAAAATTAATAGGAGAATTAAAATGAGATGGGCTTTAATTAACACTGAAACAAATTTAGTAGAAAATGTTATAATTTGGGATGGGGAAGGTAGTTTATTTCCTAATACTTTGAATGTTCTTTTGACTGAAAACGAACCATGTTCCATAGGCTGGTTGTATGAAGCAAACAATACACCAAGATTCACAGAACAACCTGAATAATTTTTGAAAGACTTATATTATGCTTAAAATTTATCGTATTAGTGAAAATGCTACTTTACCAAAATTTGCCACAAAACAATCTGCTTGCTTTGACATATCTGCAAGTGAAGATTGTACAATAATTGCAAAACATAGTTATGCCGTTTCAACGGGATTAATTCTTGATATACCTGAGGGTTATTCTGTAAGAATTCATCCCCGATCTGGATTGGCATATAAAAAGGGAATTACTCTTTTAAATTGTGAAGGGATTATTGATTCAGATTACACAGATGAATTGAAAGTAATTCTTTACAATACTTCAAATATTGATTTCACGATTAACAAAGGTGATCGTATTGCTCAAGGGGAACTGATTAAATCTCTTGACTATACCATTGATGAGTGCTATACTAAACCCACACAGAAAACCGACCGTGTGGGTGGTTTTGGCTCAACAGGAATTAAATCATGAATCAACCGTATAAGATGACAAGAGAAGAACTTCTTGGTTTCCATGAAAATCTATGCAAGGAAGCATTGGAACTAATGAAGAAAAAGAATCACGATTATGCCGGTAAGGGTGGCGAAGAACCATTTGCAAACTTTACTCGCACAGAAGCAATGGGTGTTACTACTACGGAAAAGGGAATGCTTGTCCGTATGACAGATAAGATGAGCCGTTTATCATCATTTACTGAATCTGGCACTTTTGCTGTTTCTGATGAGAAACTTTTGGATACAATTCTTGACATGATTAACTATTCCGTGCTATTCTACTGCTTTATGCAGGAGAAGCAAATCAAGCGCGAGCAGGGTAAGCCTATGTTCCTAGTGGAAGATCCAAATCATCCAATCAGAATTGAACCAACAAAATAATGTCTAAATTTTATACTTATGTTGCGATTCGGGGAAACCGAATCCTGTACCGTGGATATGACGGCTCCAAGCGCATTCATCGCGCCGAGCCGTTTTATCCTACGGTGTTTGTGCCAGCGGTCAACAAACAAACAGAGTGGAAGACTCTGGAGGGAAAGTATGTTGAGTCTTTTAAGCCTGGAAACATTGATGAAACTAGAAAGTTCATTGATGACTACAAGGATGTCTCTGGATTTGAAATCTACGGAAACAACGACTTCGTATATCAGTTTATTGGAGAAGAGTATCCGAAAGAAGTTGCGTATGATTACAATCAACTTCGTATCGCTTATTTGGATATTGAAACTGAATGTGAAAATGGATTTCCGAACATTGAACAAGCCGATCAACGAATCAATGTAATTACAATTCGTCTGCACGATCAGACTTATACATTCTGTCTTGGTAAAGCGACTCCGGTTGACTCCAATCACCATGTCTATTCCTACACAAAGGAAGACATTATGTTGGAGCAATTTTTACAATTCTGGCAAGACAAAGATTTTGACATCATCACTGGCTGGAATGTCCAGTTCTTCGATATTCCGTACATTATTCATAGACTGAACAATGTCCTAGATGAGAAAGCAGCAAATCGTCTTTCTCCGTGGGGACAAATCAAGACACGCACCGTAGCAGTTAAGCAGCAAGAGCATGTTGTTTATGATCTTGTTGGTATTGCTACGATGGATTATTTTGATTTGTATCGCAAGTTTACCTTCGTTACTAGAGAGAGTTACAAGTTAGATCATATTGCATATGTCGAACTTGGAGAAAGAAAAGCATCCTTTGAGGGATACGACAACCTTCAACAATTCTACAAGGGTGACTTCGATAAGTTTGTTGCATATAACCACAAAGATGTCCAACTGGTTCTTCGTTTGGAAGAGAAGTTGCGTCTACTTGAACTTGCTCTTGCTCTAGCATATAGTGCAAAGGTTAATCTGCGAGATGTGTTCTCTCAAGTTCGCACTTGGGATACTATCATTTATCACTATCTCAATGAGCATAATATTGTAATTCCTCAGAAGGAAGTTGAAGAGAAGGATAAGAAGTTTGAAGGTGCATATGTAAAACCACCACAAGTTGGTGAGCATAAGTGGATCGTGTCTTTTGACTTGGATTCTTTGTATCCACATTTGATTATGCAATACAACATTTCACCCGAGACAAAAACATCATATGGTAAGCGGGGATCTTTGAATCCGGATGTTATCTTTGATCGTGAGGATGGAAAACCAGTAACTTCATTCATAGATTGTGTGAATCTAATGCGTGATGTTAAACTCCGCAGCGAATCGTTGGCAGCAAATGGTGTTACCTTCCGCAAAGATCGACAGGGGTTCCTTCCAAAGTTGATGGAAACCATGTATGAAGAACGGAAGATGTACAAGAAGAAGATGTTGGAGTGTAAAGCAGAACTGAAGAATCTTCCGAAGGATGCACCAAAAGAAAAAGTTACAGAACTAAAGAATCTGATTTCCAAGTATCACAACTTTCAGTTGGTTCGTAAGATCCAATTAAACAGCGCGTTCGGTGCAATCGGTAATCAATACTTCCGTTACTACGATCTAGACTTGGCAGAAGCAATTACCGTGTCCGGTCAATTGTCAATTCGATGGATTGAGCGCGGGTTGAACAAGTTCCTAAACAAAACTGTAGGAACAAACGGTGTTGACTTTGTTATTGCAGCAGATACCGATTCGGTTTATATCTGTCTAGACAAGTTGGTGCAGAAGGTTATGCCTAATGCGGACAACAAGAAGGTTGTAAAGTTCTTGGATAAAGCGTGTAAGGATATCATCGATCCATTCATCGAATCGAAGTATGAAGAACTTGCAACTATGATGAATGCTTATTCGCAAAAGATGCATATGAAGCGCGAGTCTATCTCCAACAAAGGTATTTGGACTGCAAAGAAGCGTTACATGTTGAATGTGTTCATGGGTGAAGACAATGTGCTTCTTGACAAGCCAGAACTAAAGATCATGGGTATCGAAACGACAAAATCCTCAACTCCACAAATTGTGCGTGAGGGGTTGACTAATGCCATTGATATCATCATGAATCAGGATGAACTTGCTTTGCGTAATTTTGTAAACGAATTTAGAGATGTTTTTAACAAACAAGATCCAGAGGTAATTGCGTTTCCTCGCGGATGCAATGGCATTACTGAATATGCCGATTCATCTAGAATCTATCGCAAATCTACACCAATCCATGTGCGTGGTTCTCTTTTGTATAATCATTATTTGAAACAGAATAAACTCACAAAGAAATACCAATTAATCAAAGACGGAGAAAAGATTAAGTTTGTTTATCTAAAAGAGCCTAATCCCATCGGAGAGGATGTCATATCATTCATCAATACTCTTCCGAAAGAACTTGACTTACATCGTTTTATTGATTATACTTCACAGTTTGAAAGCAGTTTCATTGAACCGCTCAAGATTATTCTTGATGCAATTAAATGGAAACTAAAAGAAGAAAGCACTTTGGAAAGTTTATTCGTATGAATAAAGATGCAACACTAATTATTGAACAATGTCTGGACGAAAAGATAGAAGAATATCGCCTAATTCTAAAAAGCGATCTGGCAAAACTATCATTGTCCCAACTTGAAACATTCAATAACAAAATTGCAGATCTAGAATATGCCAAATCACAACTAAAAGGAGATAAATAATTATGAGTTTTTTGAAAAACATCATTAAGGAATCTAAAAATGAGTTTGCTTCAATCGTGGATGAAGGAATCGAAGGAAGCGATATCAAGGGGTTCGTTGATACTGGCAGTTACGCTTTTAACGCTCTACTCTCTGGTTCTCTTCATGGTGGTATGCCTGACAATAAGATCATGGCTTTGGCTGGTGAAAGCGCAACTGGTAAAACTTACTTCACGCTAGGTATCGTAAGCCAATTTCTCAAGGATCGTCCAGACGGTGCTGTGCTGTATTTTGACACAGAGCAAGCAGTCACTAGTCAAATGTTCAAGGAACGCGGTGTAGATCCTTCTAGGGTTGCTGTATTCCCCGTAAATACGGTGGAGGAGTTCCGTCACCAAGCAGTCACTATTCTTGATTCTTATTTGGCTCTAGCGGAGAAGGATAAGAAGCCAATGATGATTGTTCTTGATTCTCTTGGTATGTTGTCTACAAATAAAGAAATGGTGGACACTGCCGAAGGTAAGACTACAAAGGATATGACTCGCGCACAAGTAATTAAAGCCACTTTCCGGGTTCTTACATTAAAACTTGGTAAGGCAAATGTGCCACTTATTATGACCAATCACACCTACGATGTTGTGGGTTCGATGTTCCCAACGAAGGAAATGGGTGGTGGTTCTGGTCTAAAGTATGCAGCCACAACTATTGTCTATCTCTCCAAGAGAAAAGAGAAGGATAGTGATGGTGGTGTAGTTGGAAATGTGATACACTGCAAACTCTACAAGGGTAGAATTACTAAGGAGAACAAGATGGTTGATGTTCTGCTTAAGTATGACAGTGGATTGGATAGATACTATGGACTAGTTGATCTAGCCCTAAAGTATGGAATCTTTAAGAAGGTTTCTACTCGTATTGAACTTCCCGATGGCAAAACTGCTTTTGAGAAGAGTATTCGAGAGAATCCCGAAAAGTTCTTTACGCAAGATGTAATGGATAGACTTGAACAAGCCGCTGGTGCGGAGTTCAAATACGGTACTCAGTCTGCCGGCGAGAAGACTGCTTCAGAGGACAATGATGAGTCTGATGAATGAGTGTAGAAAAAGTAATACTTGAAAACTTACTCTCTAACGAACCATATGTTAGACGAGTACTGCCGTTCATCAAGGATGAATACTTTCAAGAACGAACTGATAAAGCCATATTTCGTGCTGTTCAGGAGTTCTTCAATAAGTATAATGCGTTACCATCTCTTGATGCACTAAAAATTGGTCTATCATCTCGTACTGATTTAACTCAGAACGAGTTTGATAGTATTGATCAAAAAATTAAAGCGTTCGATACAACCACGAAGCAAGATGAAAATTGGCTTGTGGATGAGACAGAGAAGTTTTGCAAAGACAAAGCAATCTTCAATGCTATCCTAGAGTCTGTTCATATTATTGAGGGTAAGTCGAAGGAGAAGTCAGTCAATGCACTTCCGTCTATATTGTCGGATGCATTGGCTGTTTCTTTTGATAATAACATCGGACACGATTATCTACGAGATGCTGAAAAGCGATACGAGTTCTATCACACAGTAGAACAGCGTATACCCTTCGATCTTGATTACATGAATCAAATTACAAACAATGGTACTCCTCAAAAGACTTTGAATGTAGTCATTGCGGGTACTGGTGTGGGTAAGTCTTTGTTTTTGTGTCACCATGCTGCAAACTGTTTAATGCAGAACAAGAATGTGCTTTACATCACTTGTGAAATGGCAGAAGAACGAATTGCAGAAAGAATCGATGCAAATATCATGGACATCACTTTGGATGACCTCAAGCAACTTCCAAAAGAGATGTACGCCAAAAAGTTATTCAATGCAACCCGTGGGGTTAGCGGTAAGTTGATCGTGAAGGAGTATCCTACCGGATCTTCAAATGTAAATCACTTCCGCCATCTTTTGGAAGAACTAAAACTGAAGAAGAAGTTTGTTCCAGATATTATCTTTGTTGATTATCTGAACATCTGTGCCTCTAGTCGTTTCAAAGCGGCTATGGTAAATTCCTACACTTATGTTAAGGGAATAGCAGAAGAACTTCGTGGATTGGCAGTAGAATACAATGTGCCAGTTTTTACTGCAACACAAACAAACCGTGATGGGTATACAAATACTGATCTTGGTTTGGAAAATACTTCAGAGTCATTTGGTTTGCCGCAGACAGCCGATTTCATGTTTGCAATGATCCGCACAGAGGATCTTGACAAGATGGATCAAGTTGTTGTCAAGCAACTAAAGAATCGATATAATGATTTGGCTTCTAATCGTAAATTCATTCTTGGTATCAACCGTTCCAAGATGAAGTTGTATACTGTTGAAGAATCTGCACAAGAAGGATTGATTGGTGTTGGTGCAGAGGATGAGGTAGCAACAAAGGATAACGGTTTTACTAGTAAGTTTAAGAGAAAAAGTTTTGGTAACAAAGCAAAGGATTGGCAATTTGAGGAGACACACGATGCCTGAATATAAGCAATTACAATACATCAGTGAAAACGATACTCGCACCTTTGAGCAACGACTTGCCGCTTTACCGGCAATCCGCGACGAGGATCTTCCAGAGTGGGAAGAGTGGGCAAAGCGCACATTTAACATTGAGTAATAATGTCATTAATTGTAGATAAAAAGTATATCAATCTAGTATCCCCTATGCTTGAGATGTTCAAGTGGAAGGGTGATACTTTGGCAAATTGTCGTTGTCCTATTTGTGGTGACTCCAAATCAAATAAGACAAAAGCAAGAGGATACTTTTATTCTAAAAACAATGATATGTTTTATAGATGTCACAACTGTGGGGCTTCTACAAGCATCTATAGATTTTTGGAAACCGTTTCTCCAGCATTAAGCAAACAATACTCTTTGGAGCGTTGGAAAGGTGGAGAAAATGGTCATTCAAATTATGAAAAACCAAAAATCAAAATGGACACTCCCAAATTTAATAAGATAGTTTTACCAACTATTAATGATTTGGATCGTTCACATGTTTGTAAATCTTATGTAACACGCAGAAAGATACCACAAGAACATTGGGAAAATTTGTATTATGCAGAAAACTTTGCGGAATTTGTGAATAAGCATATTCAAAAAGATGTTGGTGAAGAACCAAGATTGATTATTCCAATATTCGATAAGGACAATGAACTTGTTGGGTTTCAGGGAAGAGCATTGGATGACAATGCAATTCGTTATGTTACTATCAAATTTGACGAAGATACCAAGTTGTGTTTTGGTGTCGAGCGAGCAAATTTGAAATCAGTTGTGTATGTTATGGAAGGACCCATTGATTCGTTGTTCATTCCAAACTCAGTTGCCATTCTTGGAATGAACCACGAAATTGATGCAAATTTATTTGCAAGTAGTAAGTTGATTTATGTGTTGGACAATGAACCTCGTAATAAGCATGTGGTTCAGCAATATCAAAAATTAATAAATACTGGTAAGACAGTTTGCATATGGCCTAATAGTGTAACAGGTAAGGATGTAAATGATATGGTGTTGAGAGGTAGAACACCAATCGAAGTAAAAAGAGTAATCGATACTAACACTTACTCCGGACCTGAAGCACTTATTAGATTCTCTCAATGGAAGAAGGTTTAAATGTCAAACTACGACGACTACGAAGATGAGGATGAATATTATGAAGATGACGAGATTGAATCAGATGATCCGGAAGAAACTCCACCATTCCCAAGTTACTCAGATGGAGGGTCCGAAGAAGATGATGAAGAAGTTATCGACTTGGACGAAATTGAAGTCGAATTCGACAACTTAACAGAAGAGCAACGCGCTTGGATTTTAAGCACAGAAGCCGTTGCTGAATTTGGTATAAAATTTGCAGAGTACATCAAAGCGATAGATCCCGAAATGTGGAAACGCGCAAAAGATTATGCTCTAGATTACGTTCAAATTGATGGTGTGGAATTTAATTTTGGTGATGATAATGAACAAAAAGATAAACCTACTTGATCACGGATTTGTTAACTTAGTTGATTACATGGGAAGCGATCTCACGGTAGTAAATGCCGCGAGAGTTTCCTTTAATAAGGAAAGCGATTGGGATACTGATCCTAATTGGACTGGTTATCGTGAACACAAATTGTCGGAAAAGGATCAGAAACTGATCTCTTATCTTGCAAAGCACAAGCACTGGACTCCCTTTGCACATCCTCAGATAACTTTGAGAATCAAAGCCCCAATTTTCATCCGAACTCAACTTTTTAAGCACAAGG